CCTATAAACATTGTCATAATTAATAAATTATCCATACTGAACTTAAAAAATCTAACTTCCGTACCTACTTCCATTTTAGCGTCTTTTGTATGTTTAATATCTATTTTTCCCATCATTTAAATATTTTATCTATAATATATATGGTATGCCAAAATCCCTGGAGAACCAGGGATCTTGACAACCAACAAAAAAAACTATAAGACACAAAGGACAGAAAGTCCTGAAAGAAATACAAAGATAGTTATTTAACTTCATAGATATTGACATCTGATAAAGCAATTTTTAACAAACATAAATATCCAATTAAATCATCTATTGTATCCATTGTGTCTGGATTAATACCTTTATTTGATATTCGCATCAACTTATCATCAATACGTGCACATAAACTATCAACAGCATTACCTTTTGAAAATATATTCGCTGGATGTGTTGCAGAGTTACCGTAAGATTTATTCTTTCTAATTAAAAGATCCGTCAGCTCCTGCATCTGAAGTCGTATCTTCGACTCCATCAACTGGCTGTTGTTCGCTTTTTTCATCATTTTCAATGTCTATTGCTTTCATTCTGGTTAATATATCACTAGCACCAGGTATTGTCATCGCATATTGATACAATCCTTTTTCGTCATCATTATGACGTTTTTTAGTATTGTATAACTTATGCACCCAAGTCAATATAGCTACTTCGTGTGATCTTAATGCTTCGGTCAGATTTTGTAAAACTTTGTAAACTTTCAAATCTACTTTTACTTCTGTTCCGTCAATGTTGATTTTCTTTTTTGTTTTTGTTTCAATACTCATATCAATTGTTTGCTAATGTTAGTTAATTTACTTTCTAAGTGTTTTACTTTTTCTTCATAGCGTATTCTTTGATTATCGCTATGTGTTAGTTTTTTTCTCAAAATACTATTTGTTTCAAGCAGTATGTCAACTATACTTGATTTTTTACCTTTATTTTTTTCAAGAGACTTAAAAATAGAAAGTCCTTTCTTGTAATCTTCTTTAAAATTTTCATCATACTCGCTAATGTTTTCATAATTATTAAGTAAATTAATAATTGTAGCGTGTATTCTGTTGACAGATTTACCAATATCTGTTTTACTATAACCACCATATCTATAAGCTATAGCGGAATAAATCATTCTTGCATCAACCATTTCTCTTGATCTCAATTCTGATGTAAAATCATCATCATTGATATTAAAAGCAGTTGTAAAGAGTTTTCTAAACTCTATCAGTTCTTTCATAGACTCTAATTTCAACGCCAGGGTTCTCTTTGTCGTATTCATAAGGTTCAAAATGTGGTATTATAAATTCCATATTATCATCTTCAATCCAATCATTTTTAACCATTAAATCTTGTACAGTTTGTGCAGGATTTATATAGTCAAAACGATGTCTTGTGCCTCTTACGAATTTAAAGGAAACGATAATAGGAAAGTTCATTCCTCTTACCATCTCCTGAAAATCCGATCTAAATCTATTATACTGCTTATCAGTATCTTTGATATATTTCATAACAGTCTTTGAATTGATAAGCATTTTACCAGTCCAACGTTTAGAATTCTTACTTGAAGGTACATTTCCTGCTATGAATATCATAGTTTTATAGTTTGACTACAAAACTACAAAATTATTTAGAATGGCAATTCATCGTCATCGTGACTCTGAAATACTACAGATCCACCACTTAATGAGTTAGCATCAACAAACTCTTGTTCTTCTTTTGGAGAAATAGGTTTATTGTATTTTGCGTCATACTTGATTTTCTTACCATCAGCACTAGACCAACGATACCTGATTGCTTTTCGCTTTACTGGCTCGTTATCTTTCATTGTCATATACTCTTCAAATGTAAAGCATATATTCACCCAAGCACCAACTGCTTTTTTGATAGACTCAATATCATTAGAAAAATCTTTTACACCACAGTTTGTTAAAAACTCGTGTAATGTATTCTTTTTCCATTCAGCTGATTTAGGCGCATCAGACTCTCTCACGGCCCAGAACTTAGCTCTGCCGTATTCACCTGATTCATTTACTACATCAAACTCAATATAAGGTGCACCTCTGTAACCATCACGTTGTGATGAATTAGATACAGATAGTACTTGACATCTGTGTGCACCTTCATTGAAATACTTTTTGTTTTCTACCACTTTGGTAGGTTTAACCTGGCAGCTAGCCAAGTCAAAAGGAACTACATTAACCATTTAATTTTTCTTTTAATACGTTCATTTGATAATCTTCTATTTCGTAGTTAGACATTTTAGCCTTAACTGCGTCGCCTTTACCAGCTTCAATAGCTTTTAGCATATTGTTAAATTTATCTTCATCAAGCTTTGGTTTAGCTTTTGGTGTGGATTGTTGTTTGACAGCATTAGCTACTTCTTCATAAGAAGCAACTGATGTATCTAAACCAATACCAAGATTACCAAGAGCACGTCCCCAAGCAGATGTTTCACAGTTTTCTACAAAACTTGTTTTGTTAATGAAGGAAGAACCTTCTTTTTCATACGCATGCCCTGTGGCGCGTATGTTTTCTATGTCATCAAAGATTGTAGCTTTGACAACACAGCGATCATCAGTCAGTTCTACAATATCTGATGTAAGAGACCATCCTTTGTAGTTTTCTCTAAAGTGTTTTAGTCTTTCGTTAACTTCAACGTATTCTTTACCCTTGATGTTAACTGTTTTTAATTTAGTCATTTCTTTCGTGTTTCATATTTACTAAACATTTCGTGTGCTTTTTTGCCAGCACGTATTGCAAATACAATTTTTAAGAACTTTCTGAACATAACAGGCCTACCTCTTAAGACAATTGCAAAACCAATTTCTCTAAAAGTAGCAATGATAATACGCCTTACAAGCTTTTTATCAATACCCAAGTCATGTGCGATTTCAGCTATAATTCTTCTTAGTTTAGTGTGGTTAGACATCTATAAATATAAGGAATTTATTGCTAAAAATCTAAAGAATTTTCTTTAAATTTAGTCAATTCACTAATAAAATTTAGTGTAACTGTACCCACACCAATGTTACGACCTTTCGCAAATATAATCTGAGCTTTACCTGCAGTTGATTCGCCTTTTTCATCTTGATTTATACCATAGTATTCTGGTCTATATATCAAGGCTACGACATCTGCAGCTTGTTCTATCTCGCCTGATTCTCTAAGGTCTGATAGTGTTGGTTTGCTTTCTGCTCTAAATCCAACCCCACGATTAAGTTGTGATAATGCAACTATAGTGATGTTGAGTTCTTTAGCTAGGTTTTTGAGCGACCTAGCCACTTTCGAGACTTCTTGTTCTCGTGTTCCTTTGGCTCCTGAACTTGCCGTGACAAGTTGTAGGTAGTCAACAAACACAAGCTTAACACTGCAGCTATGTACATATTGTCTAGTTTTAGATAATAAATAATTCAAAGATGTACGTTTGCATTCATCAATGTAAATGGATTTCTCTTTGATACTACTAGCAGTTTGTTGTATTCGCAACAAATCTTCAGTACCAAGTCTACCATTTTGTATCCAACGTATTGGTATTTCTGATTCAAGAGAAACAAGTCTTGTAAGTAGCTGATTGACTGACATTTCGTAAGAAAATATAAGAGCAGGACAATTAGCTTTCTCAACTGCATTATATGCAAGATTAAGAGCCAAACTTGTTTTACCCATTGATGAAGCAGCACCAATGATTACAAGATCTGTTTCTTGCCAACCACCAGTAAATTCATCAAGTTTAGAAAAACCTGTTGTAATACCGACTATACCATCAGTATTCATTCTTTTTTCAACATCTAATAGAAAGTCTTTAATTTGCGTGTTGATGTTTGCTACATCAGCTTGCGTAGTATTAGCGACTTGTGAGTTGACTTTATTAATGTGTTCAATAATTTTATCTACTGATTCTTCATTAATAAACATATTCAACGCTTCGTTAATACCAGCATGTAAATGCTTTCTTTTATAGAATTGTTGTAGTTGTTCAACGCAAGATTTTACACTATAAAAATCTGTGTTTTTTGAAAATATTGCAGAAAGTCTTACTTTTTGTTCGTGATCACAACCAAGAGCATTAGCCATAGACACAAGGTCTATAACTTTTTGCTCTGATTGCATAACCAAAAACTTTTCAAATATGCTTTTATGAAACAGATTTGAAAATAAGTTTACTTCAAGATTTTCAGCGTTGTCGTAATAAAGTTCTGGATGTAATAATAGTTTACCTAAAAGGGTAGATTCTAAATCATACATCATCAATTCATCGTGCATCACATAGTTTTAAAAAGGTGGTGAAGATAATAAATTTTTGGCAAGAGGTGACCAATAAGGTTCATCTTTTGTTAAATAATAATCATCCATCACATCTTCTATTTTATCAATTGAATCAGTCTCAGGATTGTATACCGCTACAATATCATTTGGAAATGTGTCTGAATAAATAGGATACAGATAACCCCATTTATCTTTAAATAGATTTGTATGCCAATCAATTCTATCGAAATGATCATCTAATTCATCAATATATTCATCGAAGTTTTTTAATCCGCTGTTTGTTGTTCCAGAGTCTTCGATGGTATCTTTGGAACTTCTTGGAAAAAGCGTGTGTTGATTTTTTGTTTTTCCAGTATAGAAATCATAAGATCCATAATTGTATACTGGTTCTTTGTATTGATGTTCGTATTTATTTTCACCTAGAGTTTCAATAATACTTATCATCAAGCTACATGTATTCATAGCGTCAGTTATGCTTACATATTCTCCATCGCTATGTGGCTTGTAATAGCCACTAGAAATATTAGTAACTGAGACATTAGCCAATGGTTTAAGGGCTTTAACGTCTGTTAGTCCACCGTGTTCTTGAAACTTGAATTTATGTTTATCAAGTAGTGGTTGAACAGCTTTCTTAAATCTCTTAGACATAAGATTTACACCTCCTATGTTAGTAACAAAATCATCGTTACCACGTCTATCTGTTTGCAATATATAGCCAACGTTTTGAAAAAACTCAGGTGTGGCAGCTTTTGAACCGACACAACCTCTTTCTTCTGAATGAAAGAATGCTGCTTTAATATTATCAAACTTCTTAATACATTCAAGTGCTGCCCAAATGCCAACTTTATCATCGCCACCTACGCCTACTTGTTGCATGTTAATAGAATCCATGGCATAAAACTTGTCACCAAGTTTACACACACCATAACCTGGAACAAAGTTATGAACGGTATCTGTGTGTGCAACCACACATGGATATACATCAGCTTTACCTTTGGTAACATATATGTTTGTACCTCCAGCTTGCTGTTCTGTAACAATAGTTACATCTTCATTATCATATTTAATCTGTTCTATGA